GGAAATCGACAACGCTATGAAGGACTGGGGCTTTCCGGTCGGGCCCATGGTGCTGACTGACGAGATCGGAATCGACGTTGGCGCCAAAGCCATGATGTCTTCTGTTAAAAAGCTGTAGAGATTTGATCCCCCTTACCCCTTCGACGTTGCATATAGCGCATTGCATATAGAGCCTTACATACACGACGGTGTATATGCTTCAGTCATTTTATTCTTTCGAGCCCTTAGCTTTCTGTTATGACAACTATGACAAAGCGTTTGCAAATACTCGAAGTCATAAGGGCTTAAGCCCTGAGCTACCAGCTCCAAGCGTTCCACCTTGTGATCAGTCAAATCACCTTTAACTACGAGCCCACGGTCTAAGTGATCTTCGCATAGCGGGTGCTGTCTGCGGTATGCCAAAGACGTACGAGTCCAGCGCCGGGAACCATAAAAGGCGCGTGAGTCTGGGGCTTTACGCAAGTTGCTAAAGCGTTCATCCGCTACGCTCTTGTGTTTATCACAATAGCCCGGCGAGGGGATGAGAGCCCCGCAACCTACCACTCTACATATTGATTTAGCTCTTTGCATTTGTCCTTTACTGTGAGCAGATATGACCGAGTGCGGATACCGCATACTTTCGCCCTGACTGAGTAGAAGTACAGACCGTTAAGCCATCCCGGTCATACTGCCTTTATTCCATTATACTTTTAATTAGCCTATACTGCCAATAAAAGCGGATTTGTCTTGTCATTAAAAAACGTAACTAATTGAATTTAAATAGCTTAATACCATTTGTCTTGTCGCTGTCTTGTGAGGGTCAAAAGTGACAAGACACTGTAACTACCATAGTTATATAGTGTTACAAGAAAATGTCTCTTTGTCTTGCATAAAGCGTTATATCCTTTACGTAAAAATAAAAAATTTACTAACAGTTTCATACTTATCGAACAATAGACCACAGTATATGGTATACCCCTATTTTAGCCTTTGTATGTAACTAAGATTCCATTCACACGTGACTTAGTAAAAGTAGTAAGACAACAAGACAGAATTCTATAACATCAATAAAATATAGTACTTACAAAGGCTCACACCTAAACGCTTGTAACTCCAATAAAATATAGTACTTGCGCTGTCTTGTCACTCTGTAAGACAAAAAAGACAACAAGACAAAACAGGCCTAAATATTAAATAAACAGCAAATTATAAAAAGCGCAATATAGCGGGGTCTATATGCATAGGGCTATATAGCAGGGTCTGTATGATAGGTTTTAGCTATTAAGATCAAAATCTTGATAGAAACAAACGATTAGCCTTTTGTTAAACAATTGTGTATATTATATATAGAGGTTAACATGACAAACAACACAAACCAGGAGGATGAAATGACACAGACAAAAACGGACAGAATAATAATTAAGGGCAACGGTAACCAAGCCCCTTACGGTATTGGAGAGCATATTACTGATTTCGCCAATACTCCCGCAGGCGCAAAAAAAGCCGTTAGATATGCTAAAAAATGGTATAACAAACCTAACATCTGGATAGGTGAGCAACAGTACACAATCGACCCCACACCAGATGGCGCAGGAGAATTGAAAGAATACCCATATTAAACGGCGAGGGCAGCCCTCCGGGGCTGTAAACCACTGCCCGGTCCCAAGTCCGGGCGAAACAAGGAGGATGAAAGTGAAAAAAATAATCAGCGAAACGGCGGTTATACATGGTCGGGGCAGCGATCCGTATAAATGGGTATCGGGTCTGACAAAATCAGAGCGTGAGACGGTGCGGCGGGAGGCACGGAGAATTAGATTGATTTCATCTGTTAGAGACGGAAAAATTTATGATGCAGCGTTACCCGGATTTCGTGTGCCAACGTTGGAGGAAACAGCACTCATGCAGAGTGAGGAAACAGTTGTTTTAATACGGGACATCGAGGCTCATCATTATACGCAGAGCGGATGGAAATATGTCATTTATAATTATGGCCGTTATCAGCATCGGGAATATTAATCGGCGAGGGCAGCCCTCCGGGGCTGTAAACCACTGCCCGGTCCCAAGTCCGGGCGCAACCAGGAGGAGAAAATGAAACAGACATTTACAGCAATTGCCACTCAATGCGCCACAGATTATAATGTGCGCTATATAAAAGACAAAAACGACCATATGTTTACATCTGGCACACCTGATGTTTGCAAAAAAGCTGCATACAAATTTTGCCGCATAATCGGACAGATGCCGATTTTTGGCTACTATATGAGGGGATGGGTTGAGCAGGGTGATGACGGTATATATGTTTCTGTCGAGGCCGGTTATCGCGAGCCTCAGCATGCGTAACAAATAGGTGAGGGCAGCCCTTCGGGGCTGTAAACCACTGTTCGGTCCCAAGTCCAGGGCATACGAAAGGAGGTAAAAATGTGGAAAAAAAAAGCACACAAATTAATTGAAGCTACCGCATGGGCAGCGTATGAAAAAAACAAACGCAAAGCAGGATATAGGTTACCTATGTGGGTAGATGACTTGATTGACACTATGAATTGCAATAATGAAGAAAAGGCAAAAGCGATTTTTAATTTTCAATATTTAAGGGATTATTAACAGGCGTTATTTAAAAATCATCATATCAGCAAAAGGTTTAATTATGAGCTATCAAATTACCTGGAAAGACTGGCAAGGCCGCGAGCATATAACGCCTAACTTTGTAATCGGCAAAGAAAAAGAAGCAATCGAGGATCTAACGCTGAATTCAAAGCATAAAAATCAAGTTAAAGAAATAATACACATTCAACCATTAAATTTAACAAAGAGGTAATATTATGGAGTATTTAAGACGCGTCAGAACGCCCGGCGCTAAATGGAAAATCATACCAAAAAAAGATCTTTATAAAAAGCTTGAAGGCTATTATAAAAATATAGATCTGGTAATAGAAGCAATGGACGCGAGCCCTGGAAAGCCTATAGTTACAACAGGGCATGCCGATTATATGGCGGAAGAAAAAACGGGCATAGTATGACTACCCCAGACTTAATAGAAGCCGTACGGGATGACATATTTAATATATGGCATACGTCTACGTGCCCACGATGCGGCGAAAAATTAGATACCGCACCAGACGGCGTTAAGCTCTGTTTTAACGGCGCGTGCGGATTTGTAGCTATGCAAAAACTAACAAAGAAAGATACAACGGTATTTAGATTTACCTATACCAAATAAAGCAATCACCATTCACTTAAAAAGGAGTAAAGCATATGGCAAAAGGAAAAAGAAGAAAAGCAGCGCAAGCCTCGAAGCAGCACCGGAAGCGTTCAGCAATGGATCATCCTTCCGGCAAATCGAAATACGGGCGCAAGAAAGAATACTGTACGGCTAACGGCGTTTTTGGCTTTCAGGTTTCCGATCCTAAACCTTGGAGGTAAGCCAATGGCCGTACAACATACCATAATTGATGAAAAGATGGGTCACCGGCCCCCGCTCTCGCCTTATGAGCCTACGGTGTTTTATGGTTTGAAAATGCCTTTAAGTCTTAAGGCGTGGTGTATAAGAGTAGGCCCGGAGTATGTACGCCGCGTTCTACGGAAGGCCGTACAAACGCGATTAGCTAAGGATACCAGTAAAAGAATTACCGAGGATATCAATCTATTAAATAATCATCAGGACTCTTTTACTTTAATAGACCCCGGTCTTTTTTAACGTTAAAAAAGGAGATATAAAAAAGCCCCCAGTCAGGGGGCTTTTCCATTTAGAAAAAAGCAGAGAAAAAGAAAGCTATAAAATAGTTATCTACCGGCCATTGTCAAGATTATTTACTTATAAAATTAAAACGCCCTGATCTAATATCATCATTATCAAAACGAAAATTTATCGGCGGAATTTCAAGAACAATATCAGTAAAGTATTCTGTAGATTGAATAAACATCTTTTTTCGCATAGAGCATTCTTTAACCTGTGGATTTACAGAATTACCGCCGCATAAATTAATATGGGCTAGCTTGCCGTCTATAAACCCATCGCAGTTTAACGGCGGTTTTATGTTACAAATAAAAATCTCTTTTATCATAGTTTTACCCCTTTGTTAAGTGTGCGTTACTGTTATAGTTTGCGGATAAAATCCTTTTTTCGTTATCCAGCCTTTTCTAACACCGTGGCCACAGCATGCCGCTATTACACCTTTCAGCTCGCCTAAGCAGGCGTCGTGCCCTTCCGGTGTAGGCTCTCGACCGCAGCGTTTACAAGGCCGCCGGTCTTTCTCTCCCCAGCAAGGTGCTTTAGTATCCGCGTATATCCATACGCCATCTTTACGCCTTATTATTTTATGCCCTCGGCAATAGCTATGCATTTGCGTATTCCTGTAATAGATTATCAGGGCATGCCAGTAGCGTTCTTTGATGCTTATATACCCGGCAATTTGTCGAGCAGAAACAGCCGCATTTTATACATTTAGTATTAATGCATTTGTATTTTTTTCTTAACGGCTGTGGCCTCGATTTTTTAGTTAATATCGGGTCCGTTATGATATCTCGCATTACTTCGATAAGCCGATAACGCGAAATATTCTGCGGATAGAGATCAAATTTATGCACTAAATATCGCAGATCCGTTTCTTGTTTTTTGGTAAGCGTTATCATATGGCTACTTTACCTCCCGCAATTCTTTTTCAAGGCACCAATATGGCATCGCGTATTTTTCTTTATTAAATTCAACTTTACACCAAGCGCCTTCAATACCGCAGCGTTTACCGTATTCGCGGTCAATTACAGTACCAATTTCGAGTATAAGAAAGCTGTCTATTTTAGTAACAAGGTTTCTTATAAACTGTACTCTTGTTCCAATTTTCATTTTAGCCCCCTATATGTATCTAACGGTTTTTCCCATTGTTCGCGCTAATATTAATTCTGCATTGACGCCTTTAGATTTATACCAGTTATGTTTAGTTATAACACGTATTTCATCACACCACTGAATAAAAGACGCATCTATTTTTTCCCAAAATTCCCAGCCTGTCGGTAACCCTTCCTGTTTAGCGATAGGGTGACTATGCGAAATAGGACTATAAACAATATGTCCCTCTAGCATTAATTTTGCTGCGATCTTATTTGCTAAAATAAAGCTTTCTTCCTCCGTACCGGCGTATGGAATTGCTAAATATATTTTCATTCATACCCCCTAGCTGGTTGATTGCCATTTAGATACTGACTTTTCCGGGTTTAATACGTTACATTCGCCGCATACCGGGCCTAATTCGTCAGCCTCGACATTATCGCAGTTATTACAGTTATTGCCGCCGCCCGCTTCCGGCTCCCATTTTAAAAAGTCTTTGCAATCGGAACAGTATAAAGACCCTTTTTCTTTTGTAAAGGGGCCATGCAGACAGCTTATACAGGTAATTATACCCTCGCTTAAAAGGTATGTTTTTATTTTTTGCAGGGATTTAACTACCGGGCATACCGCGTATAATGGTATACCGTCGCCGGTAGCTCTACCGCTACATGGTAGGTTATCAGTATTCATTATTATGATCCTTTTCTTTTAAATTTGGATAACGCCTTATATCGGAAAATAGAATTCTATTTGTAAGGCAGCAATGTAGCCAGGTATGCGCCGCCAGCATTATAACGCTAAAGCTAAAACAGCCGAACCAATCGTTATGGTCTACAGCTATAGCTACCGCAAAAATTCCCAGCACTGTACAAAGAGCCGCAATCGTTGTTTCAAATATTCGCATAGTACCCCCTATAACTGGTTGAATAGCTTCCTTAAAATGGACGAATCGTTTTTAGTTTTATCAGGATGAAAGTATACATATTTACGCCGCTTGCTATCTACGCGGATCTGTACGGAATGATAGCCTTTATCTAATAGCATACGGCGGAAACGATCGCGGGCCATACCTACAGCCGCTATATCTTCTGAATAGCCTTCCAGGGCTTCCGCCGCATAGTCGTAATCGAAAACCTCGGGGGCTTCCTCTTTTAACCAGCTATCTACATCAGCGCCGCCTACGCCTATAGTAGCATTTACCATTTGTATTTTAGTAAGCGTCTTTGGAGCCCGTTTAAAATTGCCCTCGTTCACCGGGTATAGCTTAAGGTATTTAAACAGCGCTGATATATTTAATTCGTCATTTTTCCAATTTACTATAGAATCTATTTCGCTGTTGTCAAGCGGTCTATGGGCTCCGCGCATTGCGTATATACGCCGCTCGTTTACGTCCTGCAGCGGAAGCGCGTCTATGTTGTTTGAAAACATTATAAAATTAGCGTATACGTGCGCTGTGTAGCTGTCTTGCCCTTTGGCTTGTATGTTCGCTACGGTATCGGCTAGCAGGGATTTCATACGCTCCCAGACTTGATATTTACGGCTTCCGGTATTGGCTTTTATTTCCTGGATAACAGCGATCAGGCATTTATCTAAAAAGCCGTTAAACCGCCCTTCGATATCGTCAGGGCTTACATCATGCGTGTTATGCCCGCCTACTAAAAGCCGTAGAATATCAAACAGTATGCCGCGCCCGGTCCCGGTTACCGGCGTAATATTAATAGGCGTGACAAAAGACCGTACCGCCGGATTTTGAATAAGCCGCGCTAGCCATTCCATAAACCAGCGCTTTTCTTCCGGTTCCGGGAAAAGATGTTTTACCAGGTCATTGAACGGGCCTAAGCGATCGGTGTAATCGGGTATTTCTTCAATATGCGGCGGAAAATAAAAGGTATTTATATACTGCGTGTCATCGTCGTAGCTGTTCGGTCTACGGCAAAAACGCGGCTTCCCCGGCTGATAAGTATACCCGGCGTAGTGCCGCACGTTATGGGATTTCTGCCAAGCCGTTACCATTGGTTCGCTGTCCTCATCACCCAACACGTTTATATAGCGGTGTACATAACCTATATTCTGTTCTTTAAAAGCGCGTAAAGTATGCCTCCGCGCCATATGGATCGGTACGCCCGCGTCGTGTACTTCCGAGCTATCGGCTAAATCTACCATCACAAAGCGTTTTTCCCAGTCCGATAATTTTTTACTCTTTTTTATCAGTGTAGGATCTTCGGTAGTTTTAACTACCTCGTTATACATTTGTATGACCGTAGCGAACGTGATCGGATTACCGCTATAGGTATTGGCTTCCCATGATGGCCAGCGCTGTTCTATTTCGTGGTAATCATACTCTATGGAGTTTTCAGACCATTCACGGAATATTTCTTTACCCTCATCACTCCCGTTAAACTGATGGTAAAGCGCCATACCTACGGAACGCCAGCCCAGCCCGTTTACTTTGCCATCCGGGCTTAAAGCCGCTAGTATAGAGCGTATGCGATCCGTATCAATATTAAGAGGGGGCTTGTAATTTTCAAATGCAGTAGCGCCTTGTAATTCGCCGTCTACAGTTAAACCGCCGCTTTTAGCATGCGTACGCCCTTTGGAAAGTTTTAACCAGGTATCCGGGGCTATCGATTCAAAGTATTTAAATAGCGCGTCTATTTTTGCGCCGGTAAGTGTCGGTAATAAATCGCTGTCTGTTTCGTGCAGCTCGCCGCCTTCCCATACATACGGGTCACCCGTTTTCGGGTGCAGGCCGTATGCTACCCATTGCTGCCCTTTGGCTTTAATTTCAATTTGGTGCGATACGCCTAAATCATCTTCATATTTAGCGGAATTATCCGGGCCTAGGCCTTCCGGCGGTGCCGAGCAAGGTATGAGTACTCTAGGTCTATTCCCCGTTCTTACCGGCGTTATCCCTATATTCTCCCGGCACCAGTTAACGATCTTATTTACAATTTCTTCCTCTTGTACGTCTACGTCTATGCCGGGGTTAAATTCTCCGAGTACGCCAAGGCCGCCGTAATACCGGCTGGTTGCCCAGCGCTCCACGTCCTGTAGAGTTGCCCTGAGCTGGGGCCAGCCTTTTTTATTTGGGTACTTCTCGCCGGTCTTTATCGGTACCAGCATATACCGGGCTTTAACAAGCGCGGGACCGTGAAGCTTTTTATAATTGACTTGCAATTTTTTCCTTAATTTTTAAAGCTATCCTCAAAATCCAAGCTATGAAAGCAAGCGCCTTATTTATAAGACGCAGTATAAGCAAGCGCATATTAAGCAGGGCGTTTTACGCCTTTACCTGTGGATACTTCTTTACGTATCTCCGGTGTTAGCCTGTCGATCATTATCTCCAAGGCTTCCCCGTTATTTTTACAACCGTAAACACCTTTTATAAAAAGAAAGCTGCTTTCGTGGCCGGGCGATATGTCGCCGTACAGTCTTATTTTATCTGACAAAGTTGTTCTCCTGTTAAAGATTATTGTAGTAACTCATAGCCGTCTGGACGTGTCCCTAAATAATCGGCGTGCCCTTCCAAGAGTTTAAAATTTTCCGGGTAGTCTAAATCCGAGTAGCGATCAAGATTTTGAAAGGCTTCGCAGATAGCGCCTATAGTATACTTGTCCAGCATATTTTTAAAAAATACATCAATCCAATATTTTTCTTTTGTCTCTTTAAAATTATGATTTTTTAAAAAAGATTTAAGATCGCTTTCTTCCAAGGTACCCTTTTTAGTTTTTATTGATCGAAGCTGTCTAAGCAAAGTACCGGGTTTTTTTACTATAAAATACCGCTCTATAAAATATACGGCCCGGCGTATATAATATGGAAATTGTATCTGATAAATGCTTTTCGTCACTATTTAAACCAATCTTCATTTATACTGACGCGAAAGATAGCGCCCGAATGTTTACTTATATCGCACTGTTCTTCCCGGTATGGTATGGCGATTGCCGCGCTTATGCTTTTCTTATTGTGGTCATAGCTCACATTATGCAATATAACTTTATCGCCTTTAAAATATGATACCGGCGGCGGCGCTGAATCGGGTATCGTCGCAGCTACGCCGTTTAGGCCCGCAGCTCTCACATTAAGGCCTTTAAGGCTTTCGTTAATTGATTTAGCATCATCATTTAATTTTTGAATCCGTTCCCTTAAAAACATAAAAGCCCCCTTTTTTATTAAATTCCGTATTTTAACGTACAATAATTTTGATAAATTAGCAACAAATAATTAATTTTATATTTTTAATCTTTTTTCTTGACAATTTTAAAAAAGGATGGTAAATTAAGATTTGATATTTAAATCACATAAAAAAGGAGAAAAACTATGTCATTAGAGAAACAGGCTGAAAGCCTTTTAGAAGCCGTTACCAATTTAATTAACAGCGTAACCGGTATTGCAAGCGGCCAGCCAGCCGCTAAAGCTGACCCGGTTACCGGCGAATCAGATCCGGGTAAAGCGACTAAAAAAGAAATCGCCGAGCTGAAGAAAGAAGCCAAAAACAAAGCCGCCGAAGTTTTAAAAGCGCTGGGAAAAGAAAAACTCAGTGAATTGCTTTCCCGTTTCGGCGCTACCAGCTTTGGAAAACTGCTCAGCGAAGTAGCCGTTTTCGAGGATTTCATTAAAAAAGCTGATGAAATGCTTTCCGAGAAAAACGACGACGATGACCTATTAGGCGACGGCGGCGAGGACAAAGAATATACGTTAGAGGACGTGAAAGCTTTGCTCCTTAAAGTAAATAACTCGCCTACACTGGGGAAAGATGTTACCCGGCAAATTCTCGGTGACCTCGGAGTAGCACGCTTGCCCGAACTCAAAAAAGAAAAATTTGCTGAAGCCGTAACAAAGGTAACGGCCATACTCAAAGAAGCGGGCGAAGAAATATAATGTCTGAAAATCACGCGGTATTATCGGCGAGCGGTTCAGCCAAATGGCTGAACTGTCCCGCCGCTCTGGCCCTTGAAAAACTGATTGACGAGCCAAGCGCCGATAATGACTATACGCGGGAAGGCACCGCAGCGCATTTACTTTTAAATTTCTGTTTAGAAACTAATAGGGAACCGTCTGAATTTTTAAGAAAAGAAATTTACCAAGATCCTGTTACACACGATATAATAACAGTAGATCAAGAAATGGTCAATAATGTAGAAATAGCTATTGATTACACGCGCCGCCTTACTTCCCGAAAAGGCTTTTATGAGGAAAAAGTAGACTATTCCCACATAGCGCCGGGCGGCTTTGGCATTGCAGATATAATATTAGAAGTGCATGAAAAAGTAGCGCCGGGCAAAAAAGTAAACACGCTTTATATTATCGATTTTAAATACGGCGCGGGCGTTAAGGTAGACGCTTTCGAGAATAGCCAGGGCATGTTATACGCCCTTGGAGCGCTGAACTCTTTAGAGCTTCTTTTTGAACGCGAAATTAAAAGAGTACTTATAGCTATAATACAGCCGCGTATGGATAATATCAGCGAGTATGAAACATCGGTAGCCGATTTATTGAGCTGGGGAAACGGCATAAAAGAAAAGGCCCAAAAAGCGTATGACTTATACCAAAAAGCCGCCAGCGGATCGGATGATATATTCGACCCAAGAAATTTTAATCCATCTAAAAATGCCTGCAAATGGTGTCAAGGGCGGACCCTCAAACGCTGTAAGGCGCACGCTCATGCAGGCTACCGCGCCGCTATAGATGGCTTTGACGATCTAACCGCAGAACAAAAGAACAGCTTACCGGATATAGAAGTAAACAATAGTACTATCAAAGACCCGGCATTTTTAGATAACGCAGATTTAGCCGTCATATGGCGTAGCGCCAGCCTGTTTAAAAGCTTTATCGAGGATCTCGATACAGAAATAGCTAGACGCATAAACGCCGGTCAAACCGTACCGGGCCTGAAACTAATTCCCACTATAAAAAACCGCACTTGGAAAGGCAGCAAAGAGGACGCCATAAAAGCAATGCGTACCGCCGGATTACAGAAACAAGATTATCTAAAATACGATATCATATCACCTACGGAAGCAGAAAAAAAGCTGGAAGAAATAAAGCCTAAAGACCATAAGCGCCGGTATAAAAGACTTGAAGCGACAGCGGTACACCGCCCGCCCGGTAAAGATAAAATAGTGGAAGATAATAAAAAGGCAGAAGCAAAAAGCGAAAACATTTCACTTGATATTTCTAATGAGGATCTGGGATTTGATCTTTTAGAATAACCCATACCAAAAATCAAAAAACAAAGGAGTAAAAATTATGGGAAAACATATAATAATAAAAGAGGCTCGCTGTTCATTTCCAAGGCTGTACGGCGCTGAGGTACGAGATAACAATACTTTCGGCCCCGGCATAGCCTTAGTACTTGAACGCGGTAAACACGACGCCGTATTAACGGAAATCAAAGCTGAAATGCGGGCAGCTATAGCAAATGAGCCGAAGCTTAAAAAGAATCCGCCTACAGGTGACAAGCTTTGTTTACGAACGCCGGATCGTGAAGAACTCAATTATAAGGAAGGCAACTTAATGATCAAGGCAAATAGCCCCCGCGCACCTATTGTGCTTTTCCCTGATGGCCGTACTATAATGACTGAAGCGAATAACCAGATATACAGCGGCTGTTATGTCAACGCGAAAATAGAAATTTGGGGACAGGCTAATAAATTTGGCCGCCGCGTCAATGCTAAACTGATCGCCGTACAGTATGTACCTAAAGAAGCTGAAAGCTTTGATGGCTCGTATGTATCGCCGGAAGAAGCAATAAAAGGCTTTGAGTCCGTAGACGGTGATTTAGACATAAGCGGCGGTGTTTTAGGCGACGACGACGCACCTACAGGCGATCCCCTTTTAGACTGATACCAGTCTAAATGACTAAGCTTTATATAGACTTTGAAACGTACTCAGAGGCCGATCTTAAAACAATCGGCCCTTGGGCTTATTCAAAACACCCAAGCACAGAAGTTTTAATGATGGCTTGGGCCTTTGATAATGATATGCCTACAATATGGCTACCGAATACAAAACCGCCAAACTGGTTATTAGAATTCGGCGTTAACCCGCCTTTTCAAATTTGCGCTTGGAATGATTTTTTTGAACTATGCATAATGAGGAATGTTTTGAAATGGCCGATACCGCCGCCGCAATACTGGGCCGATACTGCGGCTAAAGCTGCGGCCCTGTCGCTTCCCCGCAGCTTAGGCGATTGCGGGGAAGCGCTGGGCCTTGACATAGCAGACGCAAAAGACAAAGAAGGTAAAAAGCTTATACAGATATTTTCCAAGCCTAAAATCAGTACCAAAAAAGCTACGCGCGGCGAGCTGATACGCACCTATCCAAAAGATGAGCCCGAACTGTTCGAGAATTTTAAAAAATACTGTATGAAAGACGTTATAGCTGAACGGAAAATTGATGACCTATTACCGGATTTACAGCCGCGCACCCGCAAGCTATGGGAATTAGACAGAGCTATAAATTTACGCGGCGTATATTTTGATATGCCGTCGGTAAAGAACGCCATTATAACCATAGGCAAAGCAAAAGAAAAAGCAATACAAAACGTAGCTGATCAAACGTGCGGCATGCTGGATAACATAAGCAGCCGCCCGCAGTTTTTAGAGTATATGGAATATATGGGTATACCTTTAGAAAACGCCCAAAAAGAATATTTAAAAAGAAAAGTTAAAGAGCTGCAAAAAGACGTTGAAGGCGGGGATCTATTAGCATTACCGGCTATAGATTTAATTAATTTACGCCTCGAAGTTACTCGATCGTCATTGGCAAAATATGATAAGCTGATGAATATCATAGATGATACCAGCCGGGGATATGGGTTATTACGCTTTCACGGTGCCGGTACTGGCCGCTGGTCTGGTAATCTATTCCAGCCGCAAAATTTACCGCGTAAATCTTTAGACTTACCTGATCTATGCATCGACTTATTAAAATACCGTGACCCGGAAATAATAGAGCTATTATTTGATGACTGCCTAAGAGCTATTAGCTTATGCCTCCGGGGAATGATTACCGCTTCCCCCGGGAACCGGCTTATAGTAAGCGATTTTTCACAGATAGAAAGCCGGATCTTAGCATGGCTCGCGGGCGCTATTGAAAAGCTGGAAGCCTATAAAAAGAAGCTCGATATATACAAGATAAACGCCGCCGCAGCATTTAAAATAAAGTATGACGACGTGAATAAAGAACAAAGGCAGATAGGAAAGGTTATAGAATTAGCATGCGGGTATCAAGGCGCTTTAGGAGCCTTCCAAGAATTCGCTAAAGTATACGGCGTGGTTATCCCTGATGAGGAAGCTAAAAAGCTTATAAGTAACTGGCGCAAAGGAAACCCAAAAATTACATCTTACTGGACTAACATCGAAGCGATAGCCGTAAAGGCGGTAGCTGAGCCCGGCACGCTTCAACACGTTAGAAATGTAGGTTTTAAAATGGTAGGCAGCGGTAAAACAGCGTTTCTCTTTTGTATCCTTCCCAGCGGGCGGTACATAGCATACCATAGGCCCCGGCTGATAGAGGGTAGATTTGATAAATATCAAATAGAATATATGGGTGTAAATCCTACTACTAAAAAATATACCCAGCAAAAAACTTACGGCGGAAAGCTGGTAGAAAACATAACCCAAGCTACGGCAATGGACTGCATGGCAGATAAAATGCTGGAAATAGACGCCGCAGGTTACCCGCTGGTTTTAACAGTACACGACGAACTAGTGGCAGATACACCGGCTGATCACGGTTCCATAGAATCATTTAATAAGATAATGGAAAAGGTACCCGCTTGGGCCGAAGGCTTGCCGGTAGCCGCTAATGGTTATGAAGCCAAGAGGTATAAAAAATGATAAATCTAAATCATAAATTCAAAGTAGTAAATAAATATGGTAGCATACTCGTTACTTATGATGACCGCGAAAAGGCGCGGCAATTCATAAAAAACAGAGTTAAAGAAAATAACAGCGAGCTTTGGATAAAAGACATAAAGGACTACAGCCATGAAAGATCGTAAATTCGTACCAGTATACATAAAACTAAATCCGAAAACAAAACAGTTTAGTACTATCTTACCTATCACATTTAAAAAAATATGCGTACCAGCGCCTTATAAACTTAACTGGCTTCTTAGGTATGTATATAGGCATAGCCCGTATTGCCTACGAGCCGCCATAGTATATAGCTTTATATGTAAAAGCGGCTGGAATAACCTTATATCAAAACAACTTAAGGCGGCTTACTTTTATAAGGTAATGCGCCTAGACGGTGTAAATAGCGTTAAAGCTCGTATCTACTGGCTGACTGTCCGGGCTTATTCAATATTAACTTTTAAAAAGTAGAGGTAATAATGAAATGGATTTTATTTTTAATTCTTTTCTTTTTGAGTTGTATAACGAGTAAAAATACAGCCTACAGCAATTATGAAATAGCATACATAGACGGCTGTCAATACATAATAACCGAGCAAGGCGGTATAACGCATAAAGCTAATTGCTCGAATAGCTACCATAAATAATAGGGGATATCATGAAAATTTTTCCGTTTTTTCCCGCGCCTATTGATACCTTCTTTACGGCGGGCGGCTGTATAAAACAATCGGGGGTACCTTTTTACGGCAAAAGTAAAAAAATAAAACCCGTTAAAAAACGGCGCAAGAAAAGAAATAAAAAAGGCTTTATTTCCCCGTACCATCAGCGCGGCTATGCTTAACAGCGGGTTACTATCCAGCATAAAACAGGACTGGGAAACTCCGCAGACCGATTTTAATAAATGGAATAAAGAGTATGATTTCACTTTAGACCCTTGTTGTACCTTGGATAACTGTAAATGCCCGCAAGGCTTCTATTATGATTTAGGACAGGATGGATTAATAGAGCCCTGGCACGGGCGTGTATTTATGAATCCGCCGCATAATAAATCTAAGCTATGGGTAGCTAAGGCGGTAAGTGAAATCAAAAAACAAAACGTTGAATTCGTGATCGGATTATTGCCAGCCCGCACAGATACCGGTCTTTTCCATACGTATATATGGGACCGTAAAAAAGGTACATGCAGGCCGGGCGTAATAATAGATTTTTTAAAAGGCCGTCTCATATTCGGCTCTAATCAGTATTGGGCTTCCCTCTGGGACTCACCATATATACTAGATGCTAACGGCAAAGAAAAACCAAATCCGTTATTTATGGAATACGGCAAAAAGCAGGCCGCGCCATTTCCGTCAATGCTTATTTGCTGGACAAATAAACAATAAAAAGGAGACATGTTATGCCTACAGCTACAATAACAATAACTGGTGAAAACCCCAGTAACTTAAAAGCAGTGGCTTTTAATGATTTTAATATTAGAGCGGCTAAGCTAAGTAGATTAGCCGAACGTTTGGGCGTTCCTGAATCAAATAGTACGGATACCGGTATACATATATCATATGATTATAAAAAATCTTATGACGCTATATTTTTAATGGACGCTTTTTTAGATAAAATTGAAGAACACGCACTAAGATTATTATGAAAGAATCCCTGATAGAAGCTGACGGCGTGAAGTATGCCCGCGCACGCGGATGGCTTGTATATAAATGGGCTAGCCCCGGTAACCGGGGTAGACACGATCGAATATTCTTTAAAAACGGTATAACTTTTACTATAGAGTATAAAACTACCGGTAAGAAAGCTACAATACAACAGTTAGCAACAGCATTAGATTTAAAAGATGCTGGTATCCCTTGCCGATGCTGTGATACTGTTCAAGCGAGCCGGGATTTTATAGATACTATGACTAACTACGCAGCTAGAAAAAATTTAAATAGCTTCCCTTTAGAAGATATATCGAGCTTTGAATTTTATAGATACTATGACTAACTACGCAGCTAGAAAAAATTTAAATAGCTTCCCTTTAGAAGATATATCGAGCTTTGATTAATGAATGTATTGAGTTTATTTGATGGGATATCCTGTGGACGTGTAGCCCTAGAAAAAGCGGGTATACCAGTAAGTAACTATTTCGCTTCAGAAATAAATAAATACGCAATCAAGATATCTAAAAAAAATTATCCAGATATAGAACATATCGGAGATGTTAAAAATGTGTACGGTTTTGAATTACCTAAGATAGATTTATTATTAGGCGGTTCACCCTGTCAGGGTTTCAGTTTTAACGGTAAGCAACTTAATTTTAATGATCCCCGCAGTAAATTATTTTTTGAATACGTACGCCTTTTAAGAGAATGCGAACCAGAGTATTTTTTACTTGAAAATGTTTGTATGAAAAAAGAATTTCAGACTACCATAACTGAAGCACTAGGGGTTGAACCTATACTTATTAACTCAGCTTTAGTTTCCGCACAAAATAGAAAACGGCTATACTGGACAAACATACCCGGCATTAACCAGCCGAAAAATAAAGGCTATTTAATAAAAGATGTTATAGAAAAAATAAATCACGATAAGTTAATATACAGTATAAGTAAAAATATGGATAATGCTATGCTGCTTAAAATATCAAAGTCCATTAAAAAACAACACTCACATACGCGCATTTTCGGAGTAACCATAACGGATAGAGGAATACGCCCATATAACAAAACTGGGTGTAACTTACAAGAGCTGGGTACTATATCTTTTGCCGATACTAAAAGTAGTACCATTACAGCAGCCAACGTACCTAAGTTATTAATAGCAAATGCAAATCACTGGCGAAAATTTACCCCTATAGAATGTGAACGATTACAAACGTTACCTGATGGCTATACCGAAGGCGTAAGCAATGCACAACGGTATAAAGCTTTAGGTAACGGCTGGACTGTAGCTGTGATAGCCCATATACTTAAAGGCCTTTATCTATTATCATGACCGCTACCTTTACAAAAGATATGCTCCGGGCTTCGCAGCTTGAAGTTATTGAATTTATAATAAATAACCCCTGTTGTGCCTGCTTCTCTAATATGGGCTTTGGCAAAACCGCCGTAATAACTACGGCAATAGAAAAGCTTTTCCGCTTAAAAGAAGCCCGCAGACTTTTAGTAGTCACTACTCTGCGGGTAGCTCTCGATACCTGGCCAGATGAGATCCGCGACTGGCAGCACACATCTTATTTAGATTTTAAAGTTATCACCGGGACCGCAGATCAACGCTTAACCGCAGCTAAAGGCAAAGAGCAGATCCACATAATAAATCAAGAAAATTTCATATGGCTTGCTGAACGGACCTGGCGTAATTGGCCGTACGATATGGTAGTATTTGACGATGCTGAAGGCTTCAAAAGCAGTAACCGTAAATCTACCCAAAAAAAGGCAATTTGCATATATGCTAAAAACTGCCCTATTTTTGAGCATGAAAAAACCTATAACTGCCAAGAATCCGAATTTTGCGCAGAATTCCGAAAAGGCACCTATGATAATTCCTGCGTGCTTCCATGTACGTATTTCAAGCCGGTTCGGTCCTCATTAAAGACCTGTATAACGCTCTGTAAGCACTTCGAGAGCCCGGTAGCTCGTTATACCCGGTTCGGGGCTCTGTGTGCCCTGGCCCCCCAGATAAAGCGACTGGTACACCTTACGGGCACGCCCTCAAATAAAGGCTTAATCGACCTCTGGCCGCTCATTTTTACCTTAGACGGAGGCCAAAGGCTGGAACGTACCTATAGTCAGTATAAGACCAAATACTTTAATAAATCGCATAACGGCTTTTCGTGGGATTTAAAGCCCGGCGCTGAGGCTCAAATACACGCCCGTATACGGGATATCTGCATAGCGGTAGACTCAGAGGCCGAAGCCGATTTACCGCCCTGTACGCACGTAGAACGCATGATAGTACTACCTCAGAAAGCGGCTAAAATATACAGCGATTTTGAACGGGATTTAGTACTTAATATTGATACCGAAGAAATAACAGCCGCGAATAATGGGGTATTAGCTGGTAAGCTTTTACAAGTCTGCGGGGGTGCCGTATACACTGGAATAGAAAAGGAATGGGTCACCGTACACGATGAAAAATTCAAAGCCCTGGATGACATTATTTTAGACCATGCAACAGAGCCTATTTTAATAGGCTATAATTTCGGGCATGAATTAATACGGCTGAAAGAACGCTACCCGGAAGGCGTAGACATAAGGGATCGGCGTGACGCCGTACACGCTTGGAACGCCGGGGATCTCCCTCTAATGTTTGCGCACCCTGGCAGCGCGGCCCATGGTTTGAATTTACAGCGCGGCCCTGGCCGGGTACTGGTATGGCTGGGGCTTAATTGGAGGCTGGATTATAATAAACAGTTAAATAAAAGGCTGTGGCGTCCCGGCCAGCGTCGTGAAGTTTTCATTTATTATTTGATCGCAAAAGGCCGAGCAGACGTACGATTAATGGAAGGCGTAGCAAAATACGACTGGACGCAAAACCAGTTATTAGAAGCCGTAAAAAGAGACGCCCGGCAAAATGTTAAATTATGAAAATTGAAAATCTTAAAATAGCTTTTGAAAAAGGTTATAGAGTAATTAATAATTCTATAGTAAATATAAATACCGGTACTATTCGCAAATTATTTCAAGAAAAAAGAAATGAACCGGGCTTTATTCCGTATCCGCGTTTTTCTGTTAACTTTAACGGTAAAATTATAAGCGTATGGGCTCATCAATTATCCGCTTATCAAAAATACGGTGAAAAAAAATGCGCCCAAAACGTAGTAGTTAGACATAAAAATAATAACTATAACGATTTTTCAGAAAATAATATATCACTTGGAACTCAAAGGGATAATATACTAGATCAAAATCCGGATATGAGACGCGAAAAAGCTATAAGGGCTTCTAAAGCCGCCGTAAACAAAATAAGATTTAATAAATACCGGTATGCAGTACTGGAATATACGGAGGATTTTTAAAATTAGCGAAATTGCCGAAAATATGTAAATCGGTCTTGCCCTGTTTCGGTCCCGCCCGTTTCCGGTCTTGCCCGATTTAGGTCTTGCCCGATTTCACTTCTTGTTTCAGTCTTTTTTTCCAGCTCCGCTAAATTATTAAATTTAAAATAGCCGATTATAACGACTATCAATTGGATTATTAAAGCTGTCATTCCAGCTATCACCCAGTTTTTTACACCGTCTATCCTGCGGTGCGCGGTGTTTGTATTAGTCATAATAACCTTTTGATCATCCTCTAAGTTTTTAATCCGGCTTTCATGCCCTGAGTGTTCTAAACAGCAGTTCATTTATATAAGCCTCTCATCATGAAAACCGCGAACGGCGATCCATATTTTAGCGCTTGCGCCGGAATCATAATAAGCGGCGTTAATCTGTCGAGTAGTAGGTACAACTATGGAAAAATCTAAAGAGCCGTTAGGCGTAGCGCAAAATACTTCAGCGTCAGCTACGCCAGGATAAGACGCATATAAACTGCTCGGCACTGTAAAACCCCCATAGGCTGATATAAAACCGTAAGATATATCAGCGTCACTATAAGTATTTAACTGTGCCGTAACCAGCCTTGCCGGTAACGCATAGCCCCGCGGCGCATTGGTTAAAGTAATAAGATCATAGTCATTATTTATATTGTTATATTCTATTTCACGATCTGCGTACATATCATTAGGATTAATAAAAGTATCATCCCCTATAGCGTACATTTCGTGTATATAAAAGCTGCTCTCCACGCCAGCCCCGGAGGTTTTAAACGCGCCTATATAGCGCTTTTGGTCATACGTACCAGCTGGGATATTTACGCCGCCCGGATCGTCGTCAAACATAAAATCGATATCGCCGGTAGAGCTGTTAAGCAAAGCATAGATATAATACCAGGTATACGCAGCAGGCGTAACAGCCGAAGCCATACCGCCCTTATCATTGCCGCTACCGAGTGACCAGGTATTTAAGTTTTTCCTAAATTCGGTATCCTGCCTGATAGGAAAGCCGCCTGCAGAATAGCAAGATCCCGGCTGTATAGCTACTATGCCGTCATAGCTGGGAACGTTATTATAAATCAGATATCCAAAGCCCTGTACTTTCCTAACCGTAGCATTGCGCACGCCTAAGATATTACTTTCAATACGGTTTAAATCGCTGTACCCGATAGCGTCGCTTGTAGTCCAATTGGTTTTTGGTGTAATCCAAGTCATATTAACCCCGCCTTAATTCTGTTTGTCCCTGCATAGAACCATCAAATTTAGTATTTTGCCTTTTTATTAGAAAATAATCTTTTGTCTCTACCGTGTCACTTTTAAACTCGGTTACTTCCAGGGTATCACCTACAGATAACAGCGTGCTTACCGGCCATTCGATAACGCCATCCTGTCTTAAATTACCGTAAAAACTTAACAAAGAATCCGCTAAACTTTGCGCTTGGGTTACCGACGTTATAAGAATATTACCGGTTAAAGCGAATTCCCGAACGCCGTATATTTTCACACTGGCCGCGTCCTCGGCTGTAGTCTCATTGTTTTCTTTAAGCTCGTAAGGCGTACCCGTAGCTGAAATTTTAAATTGGCTACCTACAGGCCCGGTTACCTCTATATCCGCGCCGTATGCGTAAACGTCTAAATCGGTTATGGTAGGTACTACGCCTACAATATCCGTTAAGGTTACGGTTACCGTACCTGTATTTACCGGGGCCGTACTCCATGAAATGCGGATATTTAAAACACCCGCCGCCGGTATGGTGAAAACAGTATCAGCAGAATATATATTTTGAGACGTACCGGCGGCGTATTCGGTATAGCCTACTCTTATAGAGTTAATTAGCTCATCCAGTTTAGGATCGCTTTCATAATTATAATACGTAGAAAGATCAATTTCTTGCCATGTTTCTACAGGTGTTTCAACGCCTAAACGTGAGCCAACTCTTAAAAACCCGTTACGATCAACGTATGTATAGGATAGCGTAGCCTCGGCTATATCTTTTAATATTTCCAAGTAATTATCAGGCTCGAAAGAAACACCGCTCCAAGCTATAGCCCCGGTATCCGCGCTCACCAGCCATTTTAGATCCGGTATATCGGTTAGGGCTTCTGTCAATATAGCATCTACTATACTTTCAACAGTACCGGTATAATTAGCGGATTTTAAAAAGTCTTTTTGGCTTAATAAATAAACTATATCATACGCCGTTGTCGTAGTCAATTGGCTTTTATAATTGCTTATCCAATCTTTAGACCAATATGTACCATAAGGCATATAGCCGATTTTTTCACCGCCTACAGTTTCAATTATATAGCCCTCTACGTCGCCGGTTTGATCTAAAGAGCCTACAGGCAAAATAAAGCCGAGCCATACGCGGATCTTACGCCCGGAACGCAGCGAGGTATTATAAATGCTGTCCGTATTGCCATAGCTAAAACGCCTGTCTGTATTAAGTAAAGCTAAATCCAGCTCGTTAGAGGATACGTTACCTATAGGTACTACGCCGGTATCGCTATTAGTTTCTTCTAATATGTCAAGCTCTATTATTTCATCCGATTTATAAAGCTCGATTAAAGCGCCGGAAAGCTGAGTCAATTTTACTATTTTATTTGGTGCGCTCCATTTAGATATTTCAATTTTTAATGCGGTAACATCTTTAATAGCCGCGAAAGTATTAGAATAAACACGCTCTGTATTGCCTGTTATTATCTGCGAAGTAGGGCCGCCGGTATGAGTATAAGTGATTGTAAAATCTACCGGATATTCATCATACTCGCTATCTCCGGCTATAAGAATACTAGTATAAGACCGGGCAGTATGTGTTACCTGTAAATACGGTGGTGTAGAAAAATTGCCCGATCCATCAGATATAAGGCTAGAACCATACCAGCCCGCCTGCGGCTCGGTATCTAATTCCGGCATAGCGTGAAAACTGCCATCAGCTATTAACCCGGTATGTATATAGGCCCATTTTTGGCCGCTATCTGTTTTACCATTAAATAACTGACCGGTACGATCTATGCGGTTTATATCGTTTGAAGATATGGCTTTATTTTGATCTACATCAGAATTAGCCCAAGTTACTTCAACCATGGCTTTAGGACAGCGGAAATCAGACGTAGCCGCATATATAAAATCATCGGTAAACCTTCCGGGGGTTACTTCCGCTTGACCGCCATAAATACGTACCCCGCCGTATTGCTGGAATACGATATTTCTATATTTAGATGACAGCCATTTTAAAAGCATTTAAGTTAATTCAGTTACGAAGGTTATTAAAGTAACCTCGGCACCCGGCGCGGTAAATCTCCATACGCCGGTATTACCGTTAGTATCCGCAGCAGAAACGTCAATAGAATAAACGCCGCTGCCATTATCTACTATCGTACCTGAACCGGTCATAGCTGTCCAGGTAGCATCAGCATCTAGTTTTTTAGCCGCAGTAACCGTAAAACCAGACGCGGGATTCCCGGTAGTAGCATCTATCATAACAAATTTAAATTTAGCAATAGCAGTATTCTTTTTTATAGAATGCGGTATCTCATCAGCGTCTATATCTTTACCGGTAGCTCCACCATTAGCCGAGAGCCCGGCCCCGGAACCATTACCGGCAGCCGTTATGCCGTCGCCATTTCCGCCGCTGGATATGGCGTAAATACCGCTACCGTTTCCGCTGGTTAAATACACCGCAGTACCGCCAACAGCCGAAACGTAAATACCCTGGCCAGTAGGCCCAGCGACCACGTTAAGCCCGTAGCCCGCGCCTTTACCTGTGATAATAACACCGTCAGTATCACCGCTACCGCCTTCAAATTCAGCCCCGGCCCCGGAAGATCCGCCACTGGCGGAAAGCCCTACTCCTGAACCATTACCAGTAACATTAAGGCCGTCTCCATTTCCGCCTACAGAATAAGCCGTTATTCCGTGACCGTTACCGCCAGAAAAAACCGCGCCGTTTCCACCCGCAGCAGAAACATAAAGCCCTTCACCAGTAGACCCAGCAACAATATTAAGCCCGTAGCCCGCGCCCTGTCCAGTTATAGACATACCGTCGCTATCTCCACTATTAGCCTCAACGTTTATACCGTTACCGGAAGTGCCGCCGCCCTGGAAATCAGCCCCCGGCCCGGTAGCTCCACCGTTAGCCGAGAGCCCGGCCCCGGAACCATAACCAATAAGATACAAACCACTCCCGTTTTCCCGCGCTTGACAATATATACCCGCTGAACTCGCAACGTCAGCATAGGCATCAGCGCAAAAAGACGCGCCATTACCATTAGAAGGACCGCCAATACATATTAAACCAGCCCCGCCCCCGGCCCCGGTAAAATACGCACCCCGCCCGTTACCCGCTTGAGCGGCACAAATTAACCCGGTGCCGCCGGTTTCACCGCCTAAGAAATACGCCCCTTCGCCGTTTGTCTTTCCTACAGCCTGAATACCATTACCGTTACTACCGAGCGCCCGGCTATCAAAGCCATTACCAGAAGTAACCCCACCTCGCAAATTTAAGCCGTTACCTGTTGCCCCAGCAGCAACATTAATGCCATTACCAGCACCGTTACCGGCTATATCAATACCCTGACCATTACCGCCGGTAGATTTAGCTATAATCGCAGATCCGGTATTATTTTGAATATCTAATTGCTTTAATTTCAATACAGCATTATACCCGGAAGTAGCCGCGCCGTCTATAGATACTAAATTTGCGTCTCCCAGCGTTTGATATACTTCCGCAGTATCATAAATATCGCCGGTAACTGTTTGCGTAGCTTCAACGTGTATGCGAAATTCGTTACCTCCAAGTGCGTAGCCGCCGGTTAAAGCATACTCATATAACCCATAGCCTATTTCCGAACCGGTATTAAGTACTTCAGTACCAGAATCAAAATCACCTGACGCATTATCCCAGTAAAAACCGCTTGCGTAATCATAAATTGAAAACTTCACGGTCAAACCGGTCAAACCGGTACCCGCAGAATTAGCCGCTGAAAAATGGGTTACGAGGTTTGAACCTCTCTTATTTATACCGCCTGTACGCATAGCTTATTCCTTTTGTTTATGCCTCCGGAATTAAATTATGATCTTCCTTTTGTGGGATTAATTCCGTTTCTTCCTCATTAAAATTATCGCTGATATACTGCTCAAACATAAAGCAGGCGTTTGAAGATAGCCGCATAATTGCAGCTACCGTTTCCTGTGTACCTTTTTCTTTATCATTAATAATGCTTACAAAGACCCGGCCCAGCGCGGACAATTCAGCCCCGGTAAATTCCAGCTCTTTTTTCTTTCTTTCAGCCTCATTAAATTCTACGGCGATAGTTTGACCGGGTTTTATATTTTCCGTAACCTCTTGTAACCGCTCGTTAAATCCGGCTTGCTCCTTAGCAAACTTTTCAGCAAGCTTATTTTTCATTTTAGAAATGATAACCCGATCAGTACCGGATACATTAAGATTGTCTTTCAATAACCCGGCGAGTTCAACAACTTCGCCTAAATGCAGTTTTCTTTTATACGTATTCATTTTTTTTGTCCTTTTTGTTTAATTGTTATAGGTTAATTTTACGGATTACTTTCAAGCTCTATATCGGCATAGCTGCTTTCATAGTCCTTAATATTTTTTTGTCTGCGATAAGTCCTAACCTCGGTTTTAATATGCCGCTCTAAATAGCCTTCAACATGCGCCGCCGTAACTTCAGAGGGTGACTCTATGGGTACTGTTTCCTCGCCTACTACTTTTGTTAAAGGCACCGGGCTAGTTTCAAAAAGCCATTCCTGTAAAATAGCGCGGTGATCTACCGGCATGTTAGCCGGGTTAATATTTAATACTTTGTCTGCCATGATAACCCCTTAGTTATTTAGTTGATATAGTCCTACTTCCCATTGTATCCCTTAAGTGATGTAAGCCCCACGTAGATACAAATATCTCACCGGCCCATTCATCAGACCCGGCGGCGATCCGCTCAATAGTTAATTCTAACTGAGCCTCGATTACAGATAAATTATTTATATTTGAAATAAAATCGGCGCGGCCAGTTTCCCAAGCCGCGCTAACAGCTATATCTCCAGTATTAATAACTGTTGTAGACGTTGACCACGCGGTACCATCATAAGACGTAATCTTATACGTAATTTGAAATTGAAAATTACCCGTAGTATCGCCGCCGTCAGCAGTCCAACGTATATGTGGAACCATAACAGAAGATAGTTTAGTACCGTGCGGTATTTCTACCGAGCCGCTAACTTCTTCGCCTACGGCAAAAGAATCCTGATATATGCCGGTACCCCTTTTATCAACAAAACCGGGCCGCGTAACGCCTGACCGCAATTGACCAATAGAAAAGTTTAGATCCTCGTATACCGGTTCTGCGAGTTCAAGAGTTTTTGCCGTTCCGCAATCCACTATAAAATCAGAAGCAGCGACAAGATCAGCCGTTAAGCGTACAGCAGTACCGTCATACCATAACCTGGCGTCCTGACCGTCTCCAAGTACTAAGCCGTATGTATCAGAATCTATATTTAGATCACCGCCGCCATGTAATGTTAATTGCCCGTCTTCGTCAAGCGTCATTTTAAGATAATTACCAGAGTCCCCGGTCCAAAAAGTTATTTTACCTAATAAATCAGTAGACCCTCTTTGTCCAAGTATTCTACAAATCTGCCTGTCAATGCCCTCCGTATCTCTTATAGAAAACGTTAAACCCGGCCCGAATCCTGAAAGCATATTACCCGTAGATTCAGCGAGAATACTTAAGGTATTTACACCTACATTTATAGACGATGATATTCTTTTCATTCTTGAAATACCGGCTGTAGTAGCTATGATCCGCTCACAGTCTACATTACCCGCAACAGTAACGCTACTAGATGAGGTTAGCTGTATTAACTGTGGATACGTAACGTTACCTATATAGCCGTCATCGGCTATAGCGATATTCTTTTTCAGTCGTATAACTTCAGACCCATTAAGCGTATCAATTTCAACGTAGTTCACACCGCCCGGCTCCTCGCGGATTACAAAAGCGTTTGCCGTATTATCGGCTAATATGATAGGTTGCGTTTGAATAAATGCCATAATACCCCCGCTATACTTCAACCATTACAAATTTAATACCGCTATATAAGTTATCCGCACTCTTAACTACCCGCGTACGATCTACCGGCTTTGGAATAACGGAATATTCATCATACGCCGCCGGGCCGGTATACATATATAGCGGTAACGGTGCTTTATTAGTTTTAAAATATTCATACCAGTAATCAAGCGTTTCTATAGCTTCCTCAGTTATAAACGAATAATCGAGAACGAATTCACGCTTAACATAAAGGCAATCCTGTTTCAAAGTACCATCCGCCGCCCGCTGTTCTCTGATAGTTTCTTTCTTATTTATGGTAACCCTACGCCCGAACGGCGAAAGCTTACCCGTAGCGCCGGTAGTACCTAAATATATATCCCACTCAATAGCCATTAAAAGCCCTTCCGCTGATTCTCAGAAATACGGATAGTATCAAGCCGCCTTTCCAACTCTTTTAAACCGCGCTCATCGCCTATAAAAGTACCTATATGTAAATGTACCTCAGATGCAGGCCCGGAAGCACCGGCCCCAGCCAGCGCGGGCACGCCAAAGCTCGGAAATTCTATTTCGCTTAGGCGGTCCATTAAGCCGTCTATAAAAAGCCCTATTCCTTTTTCAAGCGGAAAAATTAACTCATCCTGGTTTTTTTCACCTATCGTAGCGTTAATACCCTGATCGCTACCCTTAATTAACCCACCCTCTTGAAAAGGTATCGGCGAGGTAGCTACCGCTACGCCTTCAGCAGCACCCAAAGCGCCCACTGTTACGGATAACGGGATATTCGGTAAGGCTTTTACTACCGCTACCGCAGTATTAATAGCTATGTTAAAAAGCGCCGCCATTTTCTCACGGATCGCACGTTGCCGTTCTAGTTTTTGCCTTCTGGCTTCGGTTTCACTTTCAATTTTCTGGATTGCAAGCTGCTTCTTTTCTTCCGTCATTTGTGAATTATTTATAGCCGCGATCTGCTTCTGTGCCTCATTATCCAAGCGTTTTATTTTATTATCGGAAAAGCGGCCAAGTACGTTATCAAGTTTATTACCCAGACTTGTAGCCGTATGTAAACGGCGTATCAAATCATCTTTATCTTTTTGGGCTTCCGCCTTTCGTGTTTCCTCTCTTAACTGTTGCTCTTTTAGCGCGTATAACCTGAGTACGTTAAATTTATCCGCGCCTAATTTTTCAGCTTCTATTAAAGCTTGCTCGCGTTCAAGTTGTAACTTAGCCTGTTTAGAAAGCGTCATTTCATCTAACTGTTTCTGTATTTTTTCGTCAAAAGCTACGCGCTTTTTACCAATCTCTTTAGCTATTTCCCATAGCCGTACATGCGCGTCCATTTCTTCCTTATAGGCTTCAATCTGCTTTTTAGTAGCCGCAGTACTCTTATTTTTTATGCCTATAGCTTCCTTACCCGCCGCTATGGCTTTTTTCAATGTGGTAGTTAAGCTTTCATTAGCTTCAGCCTGCGAATTTAAATTATTAGTATACGTCCTTTGATCACCTTCCATACGCAATAACGCCGCCTTAAATTTAAGAATTCCGATCTTAGCAGCAGTTATTTTTTCGGTCAGCCCCGGCACTACGCTAGATACCTTTAATACCAGATCCATTAAAGATAACATGCCGTCAGTAAGACTCTGTACAATACCATTCATACCCTTGATAAAAAATAATTTAATCTTAGCCCACAAAGCTTTTAGCTGTACGCTTAACGTATCCCATTGGCTATACCAATACCAGCCCAGCGCCACGAGTGCGGCAATAACAATAGTTATACCCAAAACCGATTTACTCAAAGCACCCATAGCGCCAGACCAGCTAAGTGTACCCGTTCTTAAGGCAACCAAAAGCGGTATGAATATTTTACTAAGTGCTATTAATTTACCTATTAGAAAAACTACAGGACCGATAGCCGCAGCTATTAACACAAAGCCACCCACTGTACGCCTGCCAGCCGCGTCTAAATCTTTCCACCAATCGGCGGCGCGTTCAAGTAAACCTGTCATTCTCTCTAATAGTGGTATTATTGATGTATTCAATACAGATCCAAAACTATCCCATAGCGTTAAACCTACAGCGATAATACGATCTTTTATAAGACCTAAACGATCCCAGAAATTTTTTAATTGCTTTTCCGCTACCTCAGTAGTAGTGCCCGCCGCTTCTCTTAAATTCTTTTCATAATCTCTTATAGCTTTAGACGTACCAATCAGCGCCATAGTTGCATTAATGCTTTTTTCCTGAAAGCCTAAAGTCATAAGCGCGGCTCGTTTTTGCTCATCAGACATACCGCTTAAATGCCTCTCTAACTCGCCTACGATATCCGCCATATTCCGCATTTCACCGGAAGTATCAAACACAGATATTTTAGCCGCATTAAAAGCCGCCCTATTTTGTATACTTGACTTTTGTAAATCACGTAATGCTATATTTAAAGCTTCCCCAGCGCCAGCGCCTTTCAAGCCCTGATCAGCAAAGACAGCCAAAACCGCCGCGCCTTCCTCAATATCTTTACCTAAAATCCGTAATGCAGCCCCGGCTTTATTTGTAAGTGACTCTGAAAACTGCTCGACAGTAGCGTTAGCCAATGTATTCGCTTTAACCAGCACGTCGCTAACTCTATTCATATTTTTTAAAGATGTTTCCGTATCCTTAGATGATAATCCTAAAGCACTCTGAGCGTCAGTCAATAAATCCGTAGCCCGCGCTAAATCAAATGCGCCAGCTTGCGCAAACCTTGCCACCAAAGGCAAAGCGCCGATCGACTGGGCAGCGTTTAAACCCGCAGAAGCTAAGAAAAAATAAGCTTCAGCGGCTTCTTTTGCGCTAGCCTTTGTAACTTTAGACACGTCTATAGCCGCTGTACGCATTTGCTTTTTCATATCTTCAGATAGATTACCCATTATAGCGGTAGATCTAGTCATTGCGCGATCGAAGTCAGCGCCAAACTTAATTAAAGCACCCCCGGCGATAGCTAACGGTATTGTAAAAGCCTTAGTAAATACCTTACCTACATCAGATACCTTACGGCCCAGCCGATCGATCTCTTTTTGCGTGCGGCGGGCCTGCTTATCAATTTTCTTTAAATCTTTTTCAACAACTTCAACGCCCTGCATGCCAATAAGGCCATATAATTTAAAAAGCTCTTTACCGACCGCCATTTTTTCGCCTTGCTTTTTCTATTATCCTCTGTGCGTTTTCCATTGCCTGATCTGCTTCTCGTTTTAAATCCGCTTTCGTGAGTTTAGGCTCGTCGGATAGCCCCAGCTCACGTATATATTTCTGCCAAGTAGGAAGCTTCTTAGCATGCGCCGCTAAGCCCTGCCATGCAGAAAAGGACGCCGCAACAAGCCGCTCTTTACCGATACGCGCCCTTTCATCAAATATATACTTTCCTCTAAAATAAATTTCAGTATATAATTTCTGATCAAGCTGTATTTCGGTAAGTTTATCATGAAAGCGTACGGCGTCTTCGATCTCCTTTGTAGTTCTGTTTAGCCTCGGATCTTTTTGTATAGCGCCGAGGCTTGCGAAAAAAAATTATTAAAGCCTTTTTGTCCTACGAGCTGTTCAATGATATAAACCTCTATGTCAAAAGGTAGCCGGTCGTATGCGTCCCTATCAGTAAAGCCGATAAGGTCCATAAACCACACTGTAACCTCATCCTCTACCCACTCTAATAAGCCCTGTAATACGCTTTTAATAAGGTCGTATACTTGATCGGTGTTTGTTTCAGCTTCCTTTTCTTTTCCCTCGCCTTTTTGTCCCGGTAACATTTCAGTAATTTTAATATTACCGGAACGTTCGGCGAAAGCTTTTATTAATTCAGATAGTCTTTTCCTATCCAAGCGCGTTAACTCGCGTACACGCGGATACCCTGATGATACTTGCATTTCTTCCATAATAGCTTGTCCTTTTTGTTTATTTGTTACTAATTACTACTACGCTTCAGTAGGCCAATAAATTGTCCAGGGCTCGGTATCCGTACCGGAACCAAGATCAGTAGGATCAAAATGCGCGGTAAAAGTCATAGTTACTACGCCTTCCTCTTTATCGGCAAAAGCAAGCTCAAAATTACCGTCAGCGATGGTATTATCCAGTACAATACCCATACCGTCGGAATCCCCGGATACTTCTCCTATTATCGCAATATTAGTAAGAAAATCCGAGTCAGCAATAACGAGATCCCGCGTGATCGCGTCCCAGTTAACAAACGCTACGGCTGACGTAGAGCCCACTAAAGCGCGTTTCAAATTGGCTAAAGTATGCTCAATAAAATTAACGGTAAGCGTAGCTTTAACCATCGTTATACGGCGGCTTCCAATCACTGGGCCGCGTGCGCCGTCTACTTCCATATCTTTGATCTCTTGTTCTATGGTAAGCTGAGAGCCGCCTTTTGTTGCTCCTAACAGCGTACCTGGAGTAGAGAAATCCGTAAAGCCAGTATAGACGGCCCCCGCATCAATTATAAACCGCTTATAAGTGTTAGCGGTTATTCCGTGTTTCCTTGCCATTTTATTACCTCCGGTTAATGTTATTAATTATGAAACGGGCCAGTATATCCGCCAGGGCGGGGTACTAAAACCCGCTGATTCATTATAAAAAGCTGTAAAACTCCATTTACTTGTAGACTCGCTTTTATCCTTAAAAGTTAAATCCATTTCTTTTTCGCATATAGGGTTATCCAGCACTATAGCTACCGCCGAAGCTGAACCGATTAACTGTGCTAATATTGCAATATTATTCAATACATGTACGGTTTCCGCGTTCCATTCGCCTTCGCTTATTTGCACATACCCGCCGGAAGGCGCGGAAACCGTAGAATTAGGAATAGCTAAAGCTAAATTATCCTCATCAAAAGAAATTATATTCACTTCTAAAGAAACAGTAACCCCCGTTAAATGTTTTTGCCCTATTACTTGACCGGGTATCCCCTCATAAGGCGTTTCTTTATACTCGGGAATTCTTTTAAATACCGCACCGCCGCGAGTAGCGCCTAAAAGCGTTCCGGGGCTTCCGATACTGACAAAATTTGTATAAATAGCCCCAGAATCCAACAAAAGCTTATCATACGTATCAGAAACTATACCGTGTCGCCGCGTCATAACTATATTGTTTCCTCAGCCCATTTTTTACGGCCAGCGCGGGCATAAAGCCTTAAAACATAGTGCCTTATTTTAACATCAGTATTTTCTACCTCTCTGCCATCCTCATAAAATAACCGGATAGCCTGAAAGCGCCCGCCCGCGTCCGTACTAATAACATTTAGATCACATACAAATTCTATACGCTCGGCTATCTCCCGCATTTCCTTACCTGATTCCTGATAATGGTATATATCAAAAACCACGTCAAACTGAGAAGCGGCAAAATTTTCAACAGCCGATTTATCAATATCAAATACCACATAAGGTAACGTTGCTTTTTGCGGCGCAGCATTAGAAAATATCGCCGGAGCACTCTCAAAAGCAGCCAACTTAGCGACTAACGCCGCGTCAGCAGCTAAAAGCGCTATCAGAGCCTTTTCAAACATTAAAAGTATTCCCTTGACATAATTCTTATAATCTCCGGCTCGGCTTCGCGTAAAGAAGGAAAAATAAAAGGCCGCTTATTACGCTCTTTGCCGTCTCCATGCCCGAATTCAAGTAAGTGCGCTTTAAAATCTTTACTGCCTATCTTAGTGGAGCGTTCAAACTTTACATGCTGAAAACCGATCTTTCTACGTGTAGTACCGGTACGCCTAGCCGGGTAGCCGCCAGGGACAGAAACGCCCTTTTTATTTACGTTTTTTTTCATTACTTTTGTGGCGTGTTTAGCGGCGTCCCGGCGGCGTTCAAATTCGTTAAGGTCAATTTCTTTTAAAATCTCCGAGGTATTAAGCTTAAGAGTAGAATACTTACTTTTAATTAAAGTACTCATGGTCTACGTTCCTCAGCGATCATAAACTGCTCTATATCCCTTGTCTGAATATCTTCCAACGTCTTTATGTAAAAATACCGGGTACCCGCTGGAGTAACAAAAACCGCCCGCCCTACTTCCTCTACCGGTATATTAGAGCGTACTTTAAGATAGTGCGTAGCAATAATATTTAAAGAGCGCATTTCAGCTTGCCGCTCGGCTTTGATAGGTATTATTTCGGTAGGTATCTGCGTAGCGCCGGAGATATTAGCCCAGTTTTCGGTAAAGCCGCCCTCACCGTCTGAAGTCTCTGTTTTATTTTGGAAATCAACATAATGGCGGCACCGGCTCGCTAAACTTTTCTTTTTTTCATTCCTGTTTAACACCTTAATAAACCGCCATTCTATCAGGCCGCAATAAATCGTAAAATTCTTTAGGGACCGATCCGCTTTCCGCGTCCCGGTTTTCGTACATATGCGTACAATACAAATAGATAGCGTTTTTAACGCTGTCAGGGACCGCCGAAGCGTCCGCGCCATAGCCTGCAGTAAACTCTATAATAACCGCGTTTATCGGTCTAAGAACTACTGTAGGCCATGTTATGCCATAATTCAGTGATAGCCTTCCTACTTCTGAATTAGTATCTACAAAATAATTGCTTGACGAAAAAACCGTTTCAGCGTCGTCGGTATCATAATATTTAACCGAGCCTACGCTTATAAGCGGGGGCCGGGGAAAATCGATACAAGTATCAGGAAAAGAGTCATATGCCATTCTATAAACCTGTTGTACATAGCTTCTGTGCTGATAATCCTCAGCCAGCTTACGAGCTGCCTTTATCCAGGAAGCTATTAAAGTATCCTCGACTGAATGAGCGACACGCGCATTAAGTTTAACCTCCGCCGCCGTTACCGGCTCCGCGCTCGCCGCTGTATTCAGTCGATAGAACCTCATTTTATACCGCCTATTCTACGATATTTGAAACATCAAAAAAGCGGGAAGCTTGACCCTGTCCTTTAACCTTTAAAAATACCTGCTCACCGCCATTAATTTTACGTTCGGCAAGGCAAAGCCCTTCAATTTCCGTACCCGATTCCGGCAATTTTATTTTCAATTCTTTGCCCACATATTTACCCTTGGGCTTATCTGCCTTTTCTTTTTTAACCTTCGCCTTTCCGGCTTTCGGTTTATCGGTCTTGCCCGATTCCGGTCTTGCCCCTTCAAGGTCTTGACCGTTTTCTTCTTTCTGTTCTTCAGCCATTGTTAAAACTCCTTTCAAAAGTACCCTCTATCCGCCTAAACGAATAGAGGGTTACAAAAATTAAAATTATTATCCGTTTTCGTGATAAGTATCATCCAGGGCGATAGCGCTTAAGATATTAGCGTCGTTACTGTTCGCAAAGGATAAACAAAGGTACTTATCTGCAGGAATAAGGATAGGCGGAATGCAGAAAGCGACAACAAAAGACCCGCTATCGTCAGCTACGGTTAAAGACGTTCCGTCAGTCTGCCTTACGTCATCCTTATAAATAGGCACATTACCAGCCAAAGCTACGGGCGTAGTGCCGTCAGCATCGTCAGCGGTAATAATGGATAACACCAGATTAGCGGCGTTAGCCATAGTGATCAGGCATAAAACAATAATGCCATTACTTCCCAGCGGAAGCACCCCCTTAGCGTCTCCGGTGCCTGTAACTTGCCCGTTAAAAAGAGTACGCGAAGCGGTTTTTATCTGTTCGGGGATAACTGAAAGAATTCTCATTTTATTTACTCCTTTTTAAAGTTGATTTTTTGTTAAAACTTTTCAGCACAAGGCGGCCCGCTAAGGGCCGCCGAATAGTGCCCTATACTATGCCCTTTCCGCTAAAGTGATATACGGTGAGGTGTAAAATGTTGAGCTAGCCCGGCTCTGCAATTTCGAGCGGGTATACGGCGCACCATTCACGCGGCGGATAAAACGGAAAGCCGTTTTAGCCTTATCAAAATCTACGTGAATAGAACTGTCAGTTTTCAGACCGCCTTTCACAATTGCAATGTAATCGGACAGATCAGCGAAAACGATATCACCCAGATCGCCGAGCGCGGCGGCTTGCTCGATAGGCACAACAGGACGGCCAAGAAGCGTAGCAAAAGGCCGTTCAGAAGCACCGCCGGCAGGCAAATAAACCGGCCCGCCGCCCGTACCTACGTCAAGCTTCATAAGCGGAAACTGCTCAAGCGCTTGCTGTGTACAATACCATGCGGCGCGTGCCATCCGGCGAGCGGGCATACGTGCCCACATTTTTATTATGTTCTGATACACGATAGTATCAGCCGTTTGGCCTCCTTCTTTGGCCACCGTTACGAGAGCGCCGGAATTCATAATACCCAACGGTTTTCCGTTGCCGTCGCCATCAAAAACAGCCTGATCAAGAGTAAAAGCCATTTCCGCCGGGAAAGCCTCTTGCACCCAGGAAGTCAACAGCGCGGAATCCTCAAGCATTTCATCGGTAATACTTACAAGGCCCATAAGCTTGGAAAGCTTGAGATCCAGGTTACGAAATTTAGGCTGTTTATAGGTACCGTCGCCGCCCTCGCGTACCCAGTAAACCGCAATACCACCGAATCGGGAACCGTCCGCCCGGCTGGTTTCATCCGGTGCGGGGATATTCGCGGTATTACCGTTAATCGTAAACTCGGTAACCCTGGAATAAAGCTGAGATTCACTTACCGCCCTTTCAAGCAGCGTACCGATAAAATCGGGCGGTACCAAGAAATTACCGTCCGCGCCGGTTTCCGTGTTGAGACTGGCTTTTACGAGACGATCCAAAGCCTCGCCGCTTCCGTTCCGTGTCCGCGCAACGTCGCACAGCATACATCCAATGCTGTCATATGGCCTATTTATCGCCCTATTGTCGCCCGCCTGTACCCTATTCGCCGAAGCGTTCGCGTTAGGGGCCGGAGGTGCCGGTTCAGGCTCGGGCTCGGGCTCGGGAATAGCGCCCTCCATAGCCGCCAGGGCGTCCGCCTTTTCTTTCGCAGCTTTAAGGCGGTTGAATTCCTTTTCCGCCGCGTCGTACTTTTTCTGCTCATCCTCTGTAAGATCCCTGCTCTCGGCTTCCGCAGCCTCGAACAGCGCTTTCATGATGTCGAGCTGAGCTTTCATTAATTTAGCAAAGTCCATTCTAGACCCTCCTGTTAAAGTTGTGCCGAGAGCATATTAATCTTATGCCTGTGGCGCTGTTTGAATGAAGTTGATTTTTTTGGTTTATGCTCGTTAAATTTTGATTTAGGGAAAGCCCTAAACCTGTTTAATTTAACCTCTACATCCTGGAATTTTATATTGTTACCGACATAACAGGCGGCTACCTTCTGTTCTTCCTCTAATACATCGGCAAAGCCCAGCGCTACGGCTTCCTCGCCGCTTAACCAGGTTTCCTCATCCAGCATAGCTTTTAATTTTTCTTTTTTAAGACCTGTTTTAGCTTGATATGTTTCGATCAATACACTATCAGTAATCTTATCGAGTTTTTCAGCGAGATCTCTAAACCCGTTAGCGTCTCCCATAGCTATCATCCAAGGATTATGGATCATCATCATAGCATTAAAGGGCATAACCACCCTATCAGCCGCCAGGACAATAAGCGACGCGATAGAGGCGGCCAGCCCATCAATATACGACGTAACCGGTTTATTAAACCGTTTAAGCTCGTTATATATCGCTACCCCGGCAAAAACATTACCGCCCGGCGAATTCACATACACATTAATAGCATCTACGTCTTTTAGCTTTGCTAATTCCTCTTTTATTTCGGTAGGAGTTATATCCTCATCAAACCATTTAAAATCAGTGATTTCACCATAGATATAAACCTCGCCTATATTGGCTTTCGCGATTACCTCTAACCAGTTTTTCATACTGTCCCCTTGTTTACGGCTTCATCAATAAGCCTTTTTACGGTATCCTGAATTGCGCTATCAATACTATTATTACCAGTAGCCCCCGGCTCGGTACCTATGGGAACCATGTTCAAAGGCTGTAAATGTATATCGCCTTTTTCAATGCTATTAAGATTAAGCATCCTACGCACGTCATTAACGGAAAACCAGCCCCACTGGATACCCTTAGCAAACGATTCCGCCATACTTTTTTGATCACCGCGTAAAAGCGAGGACATATTATACTCAAGGTAATAACCGTCAGCCCGTTGCCGGGGAGTCAATAACTGACTATTTATATTATCCTCTACCCTCTTGAAATGCGGTAGCATGGTATACATAACAAATTCTAAACTTTGATGTTCGATATTATTATTAGTAGCCTTCTCCAAATGCTGTATTAAATGCGGCTGTACCCTGAAAAATCTACAAATATCTTCAACCTGAAATTTGCGGCTTCCTAAAAGCTCGGCATCAATAGGATTTATGGTCAGCGTTTTATATTTCAAGCCATCCTCTAAAAGCATAGGCTTACCGCGATTTTTCAAGCCGGTATAATTGGTAGCTAAATCTTTTTTCAGTCTGTTATAAGCCTCATCTTTTAAAAATGAATCTATTTCAAAAACGCCGGAAGAAATAGCGCCGTTTTTATAAAAATCCTGTCCAAAGCTATCATAAGAATTGCTGAGACGGATTACAGAAGCGGCGTAAGTTAAAAGAGACATACCAACAATGCCATCTAACGAGGGGCCGGGTACATGTAAAACCTGATCTCTATCTAACATTATTTGCTCTGTAGTACCGCGCAATCTATATTTTAATTTACGGTCTTTAAAATCTCTTATGATATCATAATTTTGCCAAGGGATTTGAGACAGCCCTGCGAGCCTTCGGCCATCTAAAAGGCGTTCAGCCACAAAGTTACCGCCTAAATTTAATTGATATATCATGCATTCCTGAAAATTAAAACGGCTCGTTTCATCATTAGGCGCAAAATGTAAAATAGGATAAAGCCCGGTATCGTCGGTAGGCTCGCGATCACCATTTTTCAGTTTCTTATATTCATTAATAGCTACCGAAGCAAAGGTTTCTGCTATTACCCGATTACACGCAAAAAAAGCGCTACATCGTAATGCTACATCAGCAGTCAAACCATTTAAGCTATCAGGTAAATCGTTTCCAGCATACCAATCCTCCACGTATTGCTGAAAATAGGTTTTAGAAAAGACCGCCCTGAACCTTTGAAATACGTTCACTAAAAGCCCCTCATATTACGGTTATTGTAACCACCTAAAGAGTCAGCTATCATAGCCCGCACAAAGCCATTAATTATAGAAGCTACAGGGTCAATTCTTTGTATAGACTTAGCTTTATTTAAAAGAATATTCATATTACGATCTACGATATCGACAATAGCGTTACCGATAGCCCAAGCAATAACCGGGTTACCATCGTGTACGATATTTTTGTTATAAACTTGATCTCTGAAATCCTTTGTTGGTTCAGATAACGTTTTAATTCCCTGCGTAATATTTACAACTTCATAACCGTCTTCAATCAGGTCGTTAGATACCTGGATAGCTCCCCAAGGATCTACACACCATTCCTGTATAACAGAATCCAATTTTAATATAGTTTTTTTAACCCAGTCAACAACTTCTTTATAGCTTACAACTTCGCCTTTTGTCAAAGTTAACCAGCCCTCAGCTTCCCACAAATCATACGGCACTAAATCGCCCTTCATTTTAGCGTGGAATTGGCTTTCCGGCATAAAAGAATGGCCTAAAACAGCGTAAATACCATTTAAAGGAAACACCAGCCCGGCGCTTGTCAAGTCAATTTTTGATGATAAATCGAGCCCTACAAAGCAGGGGACGCCCTTAAGATCCGGTATTTCCCCCCGGCAAGCGTTCCAGCGCAGTAACGGCATGTACCCCGCGTCCCTCTGATTAACCCAGATATTCATGTGTTTTGTATAAAAATTTCTTTTCTTATCCGGTGCGGCTTTAGCCTCTGCGGCTTTCTTCCGCAGATAGGCTACGCCCTCGGGATAGCTGCATATTATGGGATTTGCTTTAACCCAGTTTTTTTCATCAAACGGATCATCTATCAAATCCCCCGGCGCTATTTTTTTACCGTTTTCTAAAACCATATCTTCGCTTGTTGTATTGATTTCTAATTCGTGTACATCACAAAAAACGCTTTCAAGATCCGTTTCATCGGCTGGGTCCAATACGCGGGTAATCATTTTATACTCGACGGTATAACACGGATTATTAAGATCAAAGCCCGCCGTTGTTATTATACCTAAAAGCGGTTCAGGCCGGGCACCCATACCGCTATCAAGAATATCGTATATTTCAGTCGTGGTATGCGCGTGATACTCGTCAATACAAGCACATTGCGGGTTAAATCCGTCTCCCGTTTTCCGGTCCTCTTTGGATAAAGCCCGGCAAAATGAACCGGTTTTTAAGTGCTCAATTTTATGATATGCTTCTTTCCATTTTCCTTTTAATAATTTACAGTTTTTCAATATCGCTTTTATCTCCGCGTATACTATACTAGCCTGCTCGCGTTTAGTGGCGGCGGTATATACTTCGGATAACCCGCCGGTAAAAACCATTAATTCATACGTAAGCAGAATAGCTAAAAGCTGAGACTTTGCGTTTTTACGCCCGAGCTGTAAATAAAATTTCTGAAACCGCCGGTAGCCGGTATCTCTATAATAAAACCCGTAGATATTAGCAACCACAAAAACCTGAGATATATCTAAAACGATCGACTTTCCGGTTAAAATACCTTTTGTATGCTTAAATAACTCAGACCACCGCAGTACTTTTTCTACTGCTTCCCATTTGAATATAAATTTAGACTGCTTATTTTTAGCGGCGTCATAGTCTTTAAGAAAGCGGAGGCAAGCCCATTTATGCTTAGCGCAACAAATTATTTTATTATCAATACAATCCTGAGCGTATTTTAACAGCGTTTTCAGTGTCATACATTAAAACCGAGATCCTCTAAGTGATCTTTTTCTTCCGGCTTTCGGCGTATCGGCAAAGTACGTACCTTTGAAGCAGGATTTAAAAATATACGGTCCTCTATATCGAGTATGGTTTTCAACTTCCTATGTATCTTATCATCCAATCTTAAAAGACCGTCAAGCCGGGTAAAGTACTCCATTATACTCCAAAGACGCCGCGCCCTGGCCGCCCTGTACTCTGCTTCACTCAGAGCCATCATTTCAACCATATCATCCTCGGGGAAATCCATATCACTGATAGCCCGGCGCGTCTCTAATAGCTGCCAATACTCCGAATACAGCATGCAGTACCGGGCAATAACGCCGGTATCGGTAGAACTCACGATAGTAAGCCCGGCGTCTTTATAAATTTTGATTACCTCATGCCATTTTTTAAGGGCGAGCTTATCTTTTTTAACGTCTGAAGGCACGCTAAAATTAAGCGTACCCATTGTTATCTCCGAATCAGCGCGGGCTTCCTTAGCTTCTTTTGTAAGATGCTGTTTTGGATCGTGTACGTGCAGAGCCAAAGGCTTGCGCTTTGCCGAATTAATCATATAGACCCCTTCATATAGACCCCTTCATATAGCATAGCCTCTATGGCAATAGGAAGTTTGTATACAGAAAAG